GGGGGGCGCGAGCGCGACGCCTTTTTAGCGTCAGGGCGCGGGCAAGGTTACCAGTCGGCCAGGTTACCGGCCCCGGTTACCACTCCCAGGCGCGGTTACCAACCCAACAGAATCTTCATTCACCCAACCCGCCCGGCGGCAACGCTCGGCGGGTTTTGCTTTTGGGACTTCCACTTTGAACACACTCAACGTCGAGTACCGCAAGGTCGAGGCGCTGATTCCCTACGCCCGCAATCCGCGCACGCACGCCGAGAGCCAGATCGCCAAGATCGCGGCCAGCATCGTCGAGTACGGCTGGACGAATCCGATCCTGGTGGATGGCGACAACGGCATCATTGCCGGGCACGGGCGTCTTGCCGCTGCTCGCAAGCTCGGCCTGGATCAGGTGCCGGTGATCGAACTGGCCCACCTGACCGTCGCGCAAAAGCGGGCACTGGTGATTGCCGATAACCGGCTGGCACTGGATGCAGGCTGGGACGAAGAGATGCTGGCCTTGGAGCTGGCCGAGCTTTCCGACGCGGGATACGACCTCGCTCTGACCGGCTTCGAGGATGCCGAGATCGAGGCACTGCTCACCAGTGCGGTGGCCGTCGCGGATGATGAATCAGAGTCTGAAGCCGACGAGCCTGACGCGGCCGACGACGTGCCAGAAGCACCCGTCGTGGCGGTGTCTCGCCCCGGCGATGTCTGGGCCATCGGAGCGCACCGCCTGATTTGTGGCGACGCCACCGACCGCGACGTGGTCGCTGCGCTGATGCAGGGTGACCTCTCTCGCCTGTGTTTCACCTCGCCGCCCTACGGCAACCAGCGCGACTACACCTCGGGCGGCATCACCGATTGGGATGGCCTGATGCGTGGCGTGTTCGCGCATCTGCCGATGGCAGGCGACGGTCAGGTGCTGGTCAACCTGGGCCTCATCCACCGCGATAACGAAGTGATCCCGTACTGGGACGCTTGGCTGGGTTGGATGCGCCAGCAGGGCTGGCGGCGCTTTGCGTGGTACGTCTGGGATCAGGGGCCGGGGATGCCCGGCGACTGGGCAGGCCGCTTCGCGCCGAGCTTCGAGTTTATCTTCCACTTCAACCGGGAGAGCCGCAAGCCGAACAAGATCGTCCCCTGCAAGCACGCAGGCCAGGAATCCCACCTGCGCGCCGATGGCTCCTCCACGGCGATGCGCTGCAAGGATGGCGAGGTGGGCGGCTGGACGCACAAGGGGCTGCCGACGCAAGACACCCGCATCCCCGACTCTGTGATCCGCGTGATGCGCCACAAGGGCAAGATCGGTCAGGACATCGACCACCCCGCCGTGTTCCCGGTGGCGCTGCCGGAGTTCGTAATCGAGGCCTACAGCGACGCTGGTGACATCGTGTTCGAACCCTTCGGCGGCAGCGGCACGACTATGCTGGCGGCCGAGCGCACGGGCCGCGTCTGCCGCAGCGTGGAAATCGCCCCGCAGTACGTGGATGTCGCCATCAAACGCTTCCAGCAGAACCACCCCGGCGTGCCGGTCACCTTGATCGAGAACAGTGGAATCCCGTCAGGTCAGTCCTTCGAGCAAATTGCTGCAGAGCGCACCACCACCCTGGATGCCGAGGTGGTGCCATGAACTGGCTGGCCGACAAGATCGAACAGTGGCCGACCGCCAAGTTGCTGCCCTACGCCCGCAACGCGCGCACCCATTCCGAGGAGCAGGTGGCGCAGATCGCCGCCAGCATCGCGGAGTTTGGATTCACCAATCCGATCCTGGCGGGCAGTGACGGCATCATCGTCGCGGGCCACGGTCGTCTCGCCGCCGCCCAGAAGCTCGGGCTGGAACGTGTGCCTGTCGTGGTGCTCGACCATCTAAGTGCGACCCAGCGCCGCGCCTTGGTCATTGCGGACAACCGCATCGCCGAGAACGCGGGCTGGGACGACGCGATGCTGCGGATCGAACTGGAAGCCTTGCAGCTCGAAGGCTTCGATCTGGACATCACCGGCTTCGACGCCGANGCNCTGGCCGAACTGATCGCNGGCGACGAGCCGGACAACGAGGGGCAGACNGANGAGGATGCGGTGCCCGAGGTCAGCGAGACACCCATCTCGCGNCCGGGCGATGTCTGGNTCATGGGCCAGCACCGGCTGCTGTGCGGCGACTCGACCNTGGCNGNGAGCTACGAGCNGTTGATGCAGGGCGNCCTGGCGGACATGGTCTTCACCGACCCNCCGTACAACGTGAACTACGCCAACAGCGCNAANGACAAGATGCGCGGCAAGGATCGCGCGATCCTGAACGACAACCTGGGCGACGGCTTCTACGACTTCCTGCTGGCCGCACTGACGCCCACCGTGGCTCGTTGCCGGGGAGGTATTTACGTGGCCATGTCATCCAGCGAGCTGGATGTGCTGCAGGCAGCCTTCCGCGCCGCCGGTGGCAAGTGGTCGACCTTCATCATCTGGGCCAAGAACACCTTCACGCTGGGCCGCGCCGACTACCAGCGCCAGTACGAGCCGATCCTGTACGGTTGGCCCGAGGGGGCTACACGCCACTGGTGTGGCGACCGCGACCAGGGCGACGTCTGGAACATCAAGAAGCCGCAAAAGAACGACCTGCACCCGACGATGAAGCCGGTGGAGCTGGTCGAGCGCGCGATCCGCAATTCGAGCCGTCCCGGCAACGTGGTGCTCGATCCGTTCGGGGGCTCGGGGACGACCTTGATCGCCGCCGAGAAGGCAGGCCGCAAAGCACGGCTGATTGAACTGGATGCCAAGTATTGTGACGTCATTGTTCGGCGCTGGCAGGAGTGGTGCGGTGGGCAGGCCGTGCGGCAGGTCGATGGTGCCCGGTTCAATCATCTGGTCAGCGGGGCATCTATGGCAGAGGAGAGTCCCTGTACCAATGTTTGAGCGAATCCTGGCCAAGAGTAGGCCGTGGATACTGGGAGTCATTCCTTATCTGGTGCAAACTTCGCATTCTCAGATTTTGATTGCGAGCTGGCATGTTCACGCTTCACTGCACCAAAAAGCTACTTGACCGAATTGACCCGCAGGTCGCAGCGCCTGCACATTCGACTTCATTGCTTGGTGCCTGGTATGCCACGGCAATGTTCTGGAAACCGCAAATGGCGCTGCTGGTCAATGAGCGAACATTGTTGCCCGTGCTCTGCCCCTTGGCTCCGGCGGTCACGCTGGTGCAGCGTTTTCCTCAGGCGTTGAGTGTGATGTTGCAGGCGTTGGATTTGCCACCGGAATTCATTCGGGCTGAGATCGAGGAGATGCGCGAAGTGGTCTATGCCAAGACAGTTAATCGAAGTGTGGTTGGCATAATGAACGAGTTTTCCTTTCTCGCCGAGGGCTATCGCAGCCTGGAGGGCAAGATGGATCCATTGGAGATCTCTCTCAAATTGGCGAATACCCCGTGTGGTCCCCTTTACAAAGGGCCGGTCTTTCCAGAAAAGGCTGTTCGCGAGCTGGTCACGGGGGGCGTTTTTCACTGATGTTTCAGTGTCGGCCCTGGTCCCTGCTTTGCGCCAGTTCATGCAGGATCGCCTCGGCCTGGGTATCGCCGCGCAAAGCACGATACAACTGCCTGATGGCTTCTTCAAAGCTCACATCACTGCGGCGGTTTTCCAGTAGCCAGCGAATGGCGCTGGCCTGATCTGTGGGGGCTGTATTGCTCATTGCTGTGTCTCTTGATCCGTGTAATTACGCTATGCGATAGACCCGCTCGCCGCCCTGCGGCTTGTCCGACACGATGGTCAGGCCCAGATTCTTCTTGAAAGCCCCGGCGAAGGTACCGCGCACCGTGTGCGCCTGCCAACCGGTGGCGGTGCAGATCTGGCCGATGGTTGCGCCCTCGGGGCGTTGCAGCATCCGGATCACTTCGGCTTGCTTGCTGTTGTCGCGGGTGCGTGGCTTGACCGGCGTCGGCGCTTGCGTCCAAGTTGCTTCGGCGGCGGCTACCGCCTGCTCTAGTTCGGAATAGACTTCCGGCGTCGGCTGCGTGATTGTGGGGCGCTTCATGCCCAAGACGTCGTAGCCCTCGGCGGCGACGCACCAGCCCTCACCATCGGGCGTGATCAGGGCGCGGTTGAACATGCCGTCGAGCACCTTCTTGCGTGCGCCGCCTTTGATGTTGTCGGGGAACCAGTCGATCTTGCCTGCGCTGGTGTTGATGGCCTTGGCCAGGATGGCGTGCTGAGCCGGGGTCAGGTTGGTGGTGGTCATGGGCTGCTCCTTCTGGGGTGGTGGATGACGATGTGATGAACGCGCTGTCCGGGACTGAAGCCAAGCGCTTTCCGCTTGGTTTCGTGGGTTTCCGATCAGTCCTTGGCGATTTCCGCTTCCGCAGCCTTCGGGCTCGATGCGGCAAATTCGACGCCCGCCTCGAAGGCCGCTTCCAGCGCGTCCCGGATGCACCACACCGCCGTGTCGTGGAAGTCCAGGCTGTCGGCATGGCGGGTTTGCAGGGTGTCGATGCCCAGATGCTTTTGGGCGATCAGGGTGAGGATGGTGTCGATCTGGCTCATGGCGTGTTCCTTTCGGGGGTGGTTGGCGTGACGTGATGAACGCGCTGTTCCCGATGGAAGCCAAGCTCAATCTGCGGACATGACGAACAAATGAGTGAAGGTGAAGATGGGACTCTCGATTCGCGCCTACGCGCGCCACCGTGGCGTGTCGCATGTGGCCGTGAAAAAGGCCATCGACACCGGGCGGATCACGCCGCTGTCTGACGGCACGATTGATCCGGACACGGCGGACGCCCAGTGGGCACAAAACACACTGCAGCCACGCCGCGCCGCTGCGCAGGAAAAGGTCGGCACCACGAGGGCACGCCCCGCGCTCGCCGAAGCAACATCGCAGCGCGATGTCGCCGACACCAGCACAGCGCCGATGTCGGCGGGCGGTACATCCCTCTTGCAGGCGCGCACCGTCAACGAGGTGCTCAAGGCCAAGCTCAACAACCTGGAGCTGGCGCACCGCAAGAAGGAACTGGTGGATCGGGCGCAGGCCGTGGCACACGTTTTCAAGCTCGCGCGCATTGAGCGCGATGCATGGTTGAACTGGCCTGCGCGCGTCTCCGGCCAGATGGCATCCACGCTCGGCATCGACGCGCACCAGATGCACGTGGCGCTCGAATCTGCCGTGCGCGAACACTTGATTGAGTTGGGCGAGTTGCGTCCGCGCGTGGATTGATGATGATGGACTACGAAGGTGCCCAGGAAATCGAACGGGCGTGGCGCGATGGGCTCACTCCCGACCCGCTGCTCACGGTATCGGAATGGTCAGATCGCCACCGGATGCTTTCCAGCAAGGCGTCTGCCGAGCCGGGGCGCTGGCGCACCAGCCGCACGCCGTACCTCAGGGCGATCATGGATTGCCTGTCGCCGACTTCTCCGGTCGAGCGGGTGGTGTTCATGAAGGCAGCGCAGCTCGGTGCTACCGAAATGGGGTCGAACTGGATCGGCTACGTCATCCACCACGCGCCGGGGCCGATGATGGCTGTCTGGCCGACGGTGGAGATGGCCAAGCGCAATTCCAAGCAGCGGATTGACCCGCTGATCGAGGAGTCGTCGGCTTTGGCCGAACTGATCGCCCCGGCACGCTCGCGCGACTCAGGCAACACCATTCTGGCCAAGGAGTTCCGGGGCGGCGTGCTGGTGATGACCGGGGCGAACAGCGCGGTGGGGCTGCGCTCGATGCCGGTGCGGTATCTGTTCCTCGACGAGGTCGACGGCTATCCGTTGGACGTCGAGGGTGAAGGCGATGCGATCTCGCTGGCCGA